TATTGCCTTTCGGCCTTCTTCTTTGGGCTATATTTTTACTTTCGTAAAAAGTGGAACCAACACACACTTTCAGAATAGCAAGAGAGAAAATTAAATTTTCTCTCTTTTGTGTTTTACACCGTTTACTTTACACGGAAAATTAGTTATATTTTTTTATGAAACAATCAGTATCTGAAATGCAAGACGACATTCTTCGTAGAATGGAAAAGCACGGTAGAAATACTCCTGCCGCAAAGAAAACTCCGTCTCTGAAAGAGCAGCTTGATGCTCTTAAGGCCTATGAAAATCTTTCTCCTTCTGAAAAATTGTCTAGAATGGAATGGAGAGACTGGTCAGAATTAGTGGTCAAAAAGCTTTCCGAAGAATTCAGAGTCGGTAGACAACAGTACATAATGAGAATAGTAAACTTTACACACAGGAAAAGGTTTGAAGAGTTACATGCTGCCGGAAAAAGCATGAGAGAAATTTCAGAAATCGTGCTCAAAGAAATGCCTGATCATTACGACTTCTAAGAACTTTCACTGTCAATTTCTAGAATCTTAAATAACGAAAATAATGAGCAAACAGAGACTTTTAACAGAAATTTTAAGGCCAAAGAGAATCGAGCAATTGATATTGCCAAAACGCATCAGAGAAGTCATAGGTGACGGAGAACTTAAGCAGAACTATCTCTTTTATGGAGGACCTGGCCAAGGTAAAACTTCTGCTGCAAAAGTCTTAGCTTCCAAACACCCATACAAATACATAAATTGCTCAGATGAAACTTCAGTGGAAGTAGTAAGAGAAACTATCAATAAATTCTGTTCTACTATTTCGGTGATGGATGGAGAAGAATCGTTCAAAGTCATAATCTTGGATGAAGTAGAAGGAGTTTCAGAACAGTTTTTTAAGGCTCTCAGAGGAACTATAGAAAAGTTTGCCGAGCAAGCGAGATTTATTGCCACTACCAATTATGTCAATAAGATACCAGAAGCAATTCTTTCTAGATTTTCAGTGATAAATTTTGACTTTGTAGACTCTGAAGAGGAATCAGAAATTTTTAACTCTATCAAAGAAAGAGCTTCCATTGTTTTGACTAAACTTGGAATAGAAGCGGAAGAGAAAGCACTGAATGAACTAGTAAAGAGAAGTTTTCCAGACATGAGAAAGCTCTTTAACAAAATTCAAACTATTCAAATCTCCGGTACAAAAAAACTTACGCAAGAAGACATACTCAAAACTGAATGGTCATTCGAAGACGTTTTCAAGTTATGCGTATCAGCTCCAGATCCTTACAATAACTACATATTCCTGGTTGGCCAGTATTCTTCTAGAGTAGACGACGTTTTAGCTTCTCTAGGAGAAGAATTTCCAAGGTGGCTCAATGAAAAATATCCGGGAAAGACTTCTCTCTTGCCGCAAATCATCTATGAGATAGCTTTACATCAAGCTCAAAGAATCCAAGTCATAGATTCTACAATTTCCATGCTATCTTGCGTATTCAAATTGCAAGCTCTATTAGCCACTAAATGACAACGGTAGTTCATATCAAGAAAGACCCTTACGATGTTTACATCGGCAGAGGTTCTAAGTGGGGAAATCCTTATTCTCACAGAGAAGGGACTCTAGCGTCTTTCGTGGTAAAAACTAGAAGAGAAGCAATAGATAAATATGAAGAGTATCTATTGAATAACTCAGAACTGATGGAATCACTCAAAGAACTCAAGGGAAAAACTCTTGGATGTTTCTGTAAACCAAAATCTTGTCACGGTGACATTTTGGCAAAATATGCTGATCGTATAGACTCGGCTCTTTTTTAGATGAAAATTATTGAAATACTTCCTTCACGCAAGGAAAAGACTACGCAATACTATCAGATTTCTTACGAATCTTATTACAAGATTTTCAGAGAAGAATTGAAAAGAAGAGAAATCATAAGAAACTTTTCTATCTCAAAAGAAGAATTCAATCGTATAGTGATACAGAGTATGAAAAGGGAAACCGAATCAGATGAGCACTAAACTCAGGGAAAAGATGACGATAGTCATCCCCGCAAAAAACGAAGAAGATTACATCGAAGGAATTCTGACAGACATTGTTTCTCAGGAGAATATAAGAGGTGTAAAAGTTTTCGTAGCAGACGGTTCTTCTGAAGACACTACCCGAAAGAAAGTATTAAGGCTCAAAGAACTCTATGCCAAAGAAATTAGTATTGAATTGATCGAAGGAGGCAACGTTTCTAAGGGAAGAAATGCAGGACTAGCAAGAGTAGAGACTCCTTATGTAATCTTCATAGACGCAGACGTTAGGCTAAGTTCTACCTCACAAATTTATGACACTTATAGGTGTTTGCTCAAAAAAACTCTTGTTGGAGCCAAGCTACGAACACACAGTAGTTTTTTGAGCAGCGCTGTGTACAGTGCATTTAATTTTTTCAACCTCATGATATGCAAAAAGAGACCTTTTGCATTAGGATCATATTTTGCTACTAGAACTTCAAAAATTAAAGATCTTGGAGGGTGGGATGAATCTCTTGTCCACAGTGAAGACTGGGAACTTTCAGGAAAATACTCTCCCAAAGATTACAAACTTTGTAAATATCCCATCTTGGTAGACGATAGAAGATTCAAAAGAATGGGATATTTTGCGATGGGAAAAATGCTATTTCTCAACCTCTTGATAGGAAGAGAATACCGAAAAAAAGACAACGGCTACTGGAACTAAAAAATTATTGTGTGCACAGAACTATCTCAAGAACTGTAATACAATGAATATCTAAAGAATTTCCCTAAGTTATGAACTCCGACTGCTCGAAGCAGTCTTTTCTTTTCACCTCTTGATAAATAGTACATAAAGTTCTGCAAAATGGACTTAGAATGAAAAACAACTTTGCACAGGATGAGTGAAGGACAAAACGGATGGAATGAGTATTCTAGATTAGTTCTCAAAGAGCTTGAAACTCTTTCGCAGGGTATCATAGCACTAAATCAAGAAATTCAAGACATCAAAAAGGAAATTGCTATCATAAAAGATAGAGAAGACAAAGTCGAAGAGCTCAGACAATGGAGAGCTAAAGTTGACGACGTCATTTCTCCTTCACAATTAGGAGACTTGGTGAAAGAAGTCCAAGAACTTAGAGCTTTTAAGACTAAGTCGATCACAGTTTTTGCCGTGATTCAATTCATCATCATGTTAATTTCTGTATTTGGACACAAGCTATTCGGCATATGAGATACTTATCAGATTTCAATTCTTTCTTAAATGAATCTCTGATAACTGACATTTTTGAAAAACTTCGGGTTAAATTCAAAGCTTTTCTGCAGAATCTAGAAGAAGAAAGCGAAGAGACAAAGGAAGCGTTCAAGCTTTTGATAAATTCTGTCAGAGAAAATAAGAAACTTACTCCGAAGGAAAGAGAAGAGATCGGAAATCAGATGAAAGACGTACTGAAGACGTTAGGCTTCGTAGCTGCCGCAACTCTTCCGGGTGGAGCTATTTATTTTATCATCGTCAAGCTTCTCAAGCTGGAAAAGTACACATTGCCCTCTTCTTTTTTAACCAAGTGAGAATAAACTTCTTACCTTTGTGTCTATAAAGAATATGATACAGCTATTCGATTACACAAAATTGATTTTTACTGCAGACGAAAAGAAGTGGAAAGAAGTCACAGACCTAGACAAGAGCAGAAACTTTTTCATGTGCAATCGCTTCTTGTCTATCAAATATCCTGTCCAAGTTGCGGTGCTTTCTCATTTGAAAATTAATGCTCCGGCTACGGCTGACTATTGGCATAGCAACCTCACTAAACTCTATAAAGCTGTGCCTTCTTGGATCTATGCCAAAACTAAGAAGAAAGAAAAAGAAGAAAAACGTAGAGAAGGATTGTCAGAAGAGATGATCAGATGGTACTGCCAAAGAGAAGAGATGAGCAGAAAAGACTTTGAACTGACATGTAAGATTTTCGGCGAAGAATTCTTGGAAGATCTCAGAAACATGGAGAAAGTCCTCAAAGCACAGGGGTATTTCAAGAACTCCTAAAATACGGTTATACTCCTCAGAGCAAGAGAACTTCTTGCTCTGTGTCATTTCCAGAAACGTTTTCGTGCATTTCGATATATAGCTAAAATAATAGTACGATTTTGCAAGAGAAGCTGTACACGGCTGGAGACTACGTAGTCTTAGCATATCCGGATCCGTTAGTGAACGTTAAAACTTTTACAGGTTTTACCGATTCCATTGTGAATGAGGGTGCGGGGACGATCTTTCGTAAAGAGTTCAGATACTCTTACGACTCGGAAACTTTTTCTGAGTTTTCTGAAATAAATGTCACAAACTTAAATTCTCTTGCACCTACTCCTGAGCAGCAGATATGGTTTCAATTTCGTTACTCTCTCATGTCTGGCGGCCCGGCGGTTGTCAACAATGTCGTTTTACAGTATGATTTATATCCAGTAGACAATTTCAAGGGACTTGTAGCTCCGAACATACAGAGCGACAATTATGCGCTTCCGATAACTTACAAGAACGGTGCAAAATGGGAGCCGTACAAGATTAACAAAGCAGTCAGACTGTATAAAGATCTCAATTTGATGGTCAACTCACTGTTTGGCCATGAAGTTCACTATTACAGAGCTTTGCCGCAAGGAAGAAGTAAAGACGTTTTCTTGATGGAGTATTCTCTCTATGAGCATGATGAGAGACAATGCATCAAAGTCATGGTTCCCAATAACGAATTTCCAGACAATAAGCTCAATATGGGTCCCTTTGGAGTAGACTTTGAGATGCCATTTGAGATACAGGTAGACAAAGACTATTTCCAGTCCATTTTCGGAGAAGGTTCTGGGCCACAAAAGAGAGACGTCATCTACTTTCCGAGAACGGGTAGAATTTATGAAATTTCTAGCTCTTACTTGTTTAGAGATTTCATGAATGAGCCACTATACTTCAAAGCTACACTCATTAAATGGCTTCCGAAATCGAACGCAGAACCTTCTACTGATCTTTCTGCACTAGAAGCTCTCACCATGAGCGCAGAGAAGTTGTTCGGAAAAGAAATGAAAGAGGAAGAAATAGACATTGCAAATCCAGTTCAATTCAATCCGACAACCGAGATATCAGATCCAGTCAGAGAATATCTTGCACCTCTAGCAGAAATACTGGACGAACCAGTTATGAATTACTTTTTAACCGTGGCAGAACACCAATACAATTTGAGCAAGACTGTGTCTGAAAATATGGCATCTGTAAACCTAACAGTTGCAGAGATCATGCTACTCTCTTTAGAGAAGACATATTATGCTAGAACTTCAAATACACAAACTTACTCTACTACTTTGCAAGAGACTGTTGGAGCTTCAGGAGGATCTCTGCCAGTCGGAGCAACCTCTTTCCAAATATCCGGAAACAATGTAGTAAGCGGAAGCCTGAGTTTTGAGATAAATGGCGTAGGAGCTACTTTCTCTTCAATATCATATAGCACAAGCGGAGTAGTAGTCAATTTTAATAGCCCTGTAACAAGCGGAAATTACGAATTTTTCTACAAATTAGCATATCCAGACTCTATAGAAAGCATGTATTCAATGAAAAAATTGAAATACAAAGGACTTACTCCAGAAGGAGAAGCTGTCTTTGAGTACAGTGAAGGATTTAGCCAGTTTGCAGAAAATTATGTAAAGTCTTCTATTTTTGACACGAATTCTATATTCTCTCTGTATGAAACTGAATATAGTGCATCTTCTCCTGGTGCACCGTTGATAGAATGTAAAAATCATTTGAGCAAATCTTATCAGCAAGAACTCGTAAAATATAAGGCAACGAATGAGTTCAACGTTTCTCAAGATAGAGCAATTTCTGCCTGGTTCAGAATAAAATCTAATACCAGATTTTCTGCTCCGCTCGTTTCGATATCTTATGACGATTTTGTCAATGAGATCACGATCTCTTATGACAGGAAAAGACAGTTCTTTGTAGGAGATACTATTTCTATTAGTAGAAAATCGGGTGGCAACTTTAACATAGTCGGAAAAATAAAATCTATCACTGATCAAAATACGGCAGTGCTTTCCGTATCTGATCAGATGATGAAATACATCGGAACAGTGTTCAGCAACTCATGGCTAAGTTACACTGATTTACAAATGCAACTTGCATACCCGAAAGTGTTCGTAGATTCAATTAAGCAATCAAAGGGGATCAGAGTAGAGCTAATTGGAAAAAGATATTTTGTGGTGACTGCTAATACCACAGAATACTATTTCATCTTGCCAAACACGCAGACAGATCTTGCGGAAAACAAGTGGTATAGCGTATGTGTAAGTTTCAGCAATCTATTTTCGCAACTAACGCTGAATGTCTGGGAAATGCAATGGAATCCAAGCACGGGGCTTCCTGCTACATCTGACTTAAAAATCGTGTATGGTAACACTGTCAAAGGATTTCCAAAGGAGAATCGCTCTTCTGGCTATTTTTACAATCTGAAACCTTCTGACATGGAAATGACTAACATTAGAGTTTGGTCACAAAAAATAGAGACAGATAAACAGCCTCTAGTTTTGAATCAGAATATAGTGAAAGAAGCTTCGCTTGCGATCGTCATTGACAATGCAGTACCTGTTTCTAAATTACCGTACATATCATATACACACTAATGAAAACTAATAGAAATACTTCAAAAGAAAACTTGGACCATCTGAAGAAGATATCTGAGGATCTTGAGAGCATGCTTTTGAACACAGAAATACCCGGAGTCAAAGAAGCTGTAAAAGGAGATATCCCACTGTCTTCTTCGACTATAAAGCCTCTCAACTATGATCAGATAAAAGTAGAAACTGATCAGAAAGCAGAAGAGATAGTAGAATCTGTAGTTCTACTTTATCTTCCACCAGACTTCATCTATGAACATGATTATGTGAGACAGAAAATGTCCGTGGATAAATTGACAGTCTCAAATCTCATCTTTCAGATGAAGACTGCTGAGCATGCTATCAAAAAACTTTTGGAAGAAATAGACAGCGGAAACATACACGCCAGATCTTTTGAAGTACTAGCCTCTCTGCAAAAGTCAAAGATGGAAATAGTTAAGCATCTTGCACAATTCATGGTAGTCATGGAAAATAACTATAAGAATCTCAAATTTGACTATGAGAATAGCAAAGCTGAGAATGTCAAAAGTATAGAAGCTGGAGAAACTCCAGCTGCACAAGAGGGAAGTCTCAAGTTCAGAGGAACAAAAGGACTCATTTCTGCTTTGAATGCTGCCATGACCGAACACTTTGAAAATACCGAGTTTGAAGAATTAAAGAACGATGACCCAACCGAATAAGAATCTAGTTCAGTTCCAGAAAACTTCTTCGGGGAAAACGAGAGTTTGGAACAGCTCACTTGTAGAAGAAGTCATAAGGAAAATAGAGAGTGGCGAGCCCATTATCGGCGGAACTCCATTTCACGAAGGAGATATAAACTTTCGTGCTCCAGAAATCATTTACGAATACTCTGAATGGGAAATAAAGGAGATAGCAAAATGTGCCGCAGACATTGTGTATTTTGCAAATAACTACTGTGTTTCTATGACTGATGAGGGAGTCAGAAGAATCAAATTGAGACCCTATCAGGAAAAAGCTCTTAGACATTACCAGAATAATCGATGGACAGTATTCCTTGCTTCTAGACAGATCGGTAAAACTGTAATGACCGGGATTTTCATTGCATGGTACATATTATTTAATATAGACAAGAATGTAATGATTCTTGCTAACAAAGGAGCTACCGCTGCGGAAATCGTAGACAAGATTAAGACTGTGATTAAAGGTCTTCCGTTCTTCTTAAAGCCTGGAATCACACAGAATAACGTAATGTCTATGAGATTTGACAATGGTTGTAGAATCATGAGTCAGAGCACTACCAAAACTGCAGCCATCGGTTTTACTCTACATCTTCTTTTCATGGATGAGTTTGCACATATTCACGCAAACTTCATCGAGCCTTTTTATCGTTCAGTATATCCTACTCTTTCTTCTTCGAATGTTTCTAGAGTTATCATCACTTCTACAGCAAATGGCAGGAATAAATTCTGGGAAATTTACACTAACGCG